AGGGCTTCTTGGAAAAGTTCCAAGATAAACCGTCTGAAGACAGTTTACCTAAGATTAAGTTTCGCAAGAAGTATTGATCTTAGTGTGATCGCGGCATCCTGAGGGCTATACTAGTATTCTAGTCCTCTCAGAGTGTCATCATCAGATGGGAACTACAACGTTGGTCGATGTTCGTGGGGCAAGTAAGCCTAAAACCCGGCGTTGCACTAGCTTGGGGAGCACAGATCGTGAGGTCTGTGGAAATGCTTATCCTTGAGCCTTCCCGGCTCTTGGAAGTGTAGCGGTCCAGATATCCCTTTAAGGGGGTTATCTGGGTTTCCGACAGGTCAGATCGTGACAGCCTTGCTGCGCTTTATCCCGGTTGGGGAAGAGTGGGTTATTCACCCACTTGGAACCGAAGGGGCGAGCACGGAGCTGCCAAGTGCAGTTCTGTCTTCCTTATTGCGGGAGACACAGGGTAATTAGGCTTCGACACCATTCCGCCCGAACGTGCGAAGCACGCCTGGTATATGGAATCTAGGTGAAGGCCTTACTGATATGGTTTAGATGACAGCTGAAAGCTGAAGGAGGATACGTTCTCCAGATGCGGCCGGCGTCACTGATCATATGCCCATAACATCGGCTGGTACACATGATGCAGTGCTGCGGTACGACGGGAATCTGAGGAGCCTTATTGCAATAAGAACTGGCTGAGTTCCCTTGAATAAGGACTTTGTTGGACTCCCCGGGGGGCCCGTACGACCCTGCTTGTAGTTATGATGAAACCAGCGCGGTACCTTACCGACTCTACCAAGAGCGCCTGCGGCCGAGCGAGGATCTATATTCTCGTCTCGAAACCGAAGGTGGAACAGCCTATTTATAGGGTAATTAAATTACGTCAAATGAAATTCTTACTTCAGAGCCTTAGGCTCAAAGGAGCAAGGATCCTCACAAGACCTGTTTCATGGCGTCCAGATTTAAAAGTCTGGAGGCACTGGTTGGAGCCAGGAATTTCCTGGATCCGACTAGTGTCAGGGAAAGTATCACGCTCAAGAATCATACAACTCGCGCAGTTCGCAAAGGCCTGCGTAGCCATTGGTAAGGCTTCTGGAAGCAGAGGTCTTGTCCTTTACCTGAAAGTCTGTAACGTTGCACTTATGCAATCGTTACCCGGTGGCCAGCTGTCTTTCCACTCTCGCAAGATTGGAAAGGTCGCAGTTGCCCGGTCTCGGGATGGACTCCCGCGGATTATGCCTGCATTTGTGCGGACACAGATCCGTTCTGGTAACAGAGGGACAATCCGGCTTTGGTTAACATTCTTTGGAATGTACCGTGTGATGCCCTGCAAGGGACGTCCTGATTTCTCATCGATTTTAGGACTAGGGAAACAGTTGAGCCCTCCTTTCTTATCAGATTGGAGAAGTTTCATTCTGAATTCCTTCCTTCCGGGGATTCAAGCACACGCGGGGGTTAGATTGGAGAAACTCCGATTTGATCTAACTACCGACCTTCGGGACGTAAGTCCTGAAGACTTCGGGCGGCCCGAGCCGTTTGTGATTTCCTCAGTTTCCGCGGACAGATTTGAGGATCCCCAAATTGCGGACAAGGTCCGCAACCTCAAATTTACCAAGAAGCCTGTACCGGTCTGGTTATCCGGAACACCAACCTCTTTTGCGCACCGGTTCAGTGCAGCAATGCACTGGCTAGCCACTCCTGGAAAGGAAGGGTTCGTGTCCCTGGGCTCTTGTCTATTACGTGATTTCTTGGAATCTATTCCAGGAGGTTACGGAACGACTAAGAGTCTCTGGACATTACTGGAAGACACTGCCGTGTTTTATCGGCAGGCCCGTGCGACGGACCGGACTATTGTCCTGAACGCGCACGGATATGGTAAGAATGTCTGCGGACGTCTTGCCTTACTTCCAGAAGCAGCGGGGAAGGTGCGGATAGTAGCTCTGGCAGACTGCTGGACTCAGTGGGCTCTTTATCCACTTCATAAGTGGCTCTTTAGTATCTTGAAAGAGATACCACAAGATGGGACCTTTGACCAATTAAAACCGGTCAACCGTCTATTGAAGAGAATAAATTCTCGTCAGATCATTTATTCTTACGATCTGTCCTCTGCGACGGATCGGATACCCATCCTCATCCAGCAGATCCTGTTAGCGTGTGTATTCGGTGAAATGTTCGCCCGAACTTGGGCAGCCCTTCTGGTTGGTCGACCCTATGCGATCCCTAAAAAGGTCGCACGGGAGCAAAATGTAGGAACTAGGTTCTTACGTTATGCTGTCGGTCAACCAATGGGTGCATACTCCTCTTGGGGTATGCTCGCCCTAATCCACCACGCTATGGTACAGTATTCCGCACAACGAGCGGGCCACAAAGGTTGGTTTGCTCTATACGCGGTACTAGGCGATGACATTGTCATTGCTGACGACCGCGTCGCCAAGAAGTACCGTGCACTATGCCGGTTACTCGGAGTACAAATCGGGTTAGCCAAAAGTCTAGTGAGCTCTGGCAAAACGCTAGAGTTCGCGAAAAGATTCTTCTTTGAAGGATCCGAC